AGGCGGCTATTGATGCACAGATTGCAGAGCAAGCTACACCTACGTCTGGCACTGGCGTTTCTTGGTAATCTAATGAATGGATCCTCTTTCTTTAATTGCTATGGCGTCTACAACCTTCAAAGGGATACAGACGCTAGTAAACAGAGGTGCTGAGATTGAACATGTTGCTCAGAAACTTGGTCATTGGTATGGCTTGGTTTGCGATATTAAAGAAGCAGAAAAAGAATCAGAAAAGCCGCCATTGTTTAAAAAGTTGTTTGATGGCGAATCTGTTGAGCAACAAGCATTAAACAGCGTTATTGCAAAAAAGAAAGTAGAGGAGCAAGAAAAGCAAATACGGGAGTTAATTACCTGGTCTTACGGAGTAGAAGCGTATAAAGAAATGATGCAAATGCGTCGAGAAATACGGGCAAAACGTGAGCGAATAATTTATAAACAACGGAGAAGGCAAAGAAGAATGTTAGATGTTTCAGCAATGATTATTGCTTTAATGCTTTCGAGTGGAATTATTTATGCAACGATATCAGTTATAAGGAGCGCAGGATGAAAAACATATTGGCTTTTGTTTCTGTTGTAACAACAATGTTTGTTTCGGCAGATACAGTAATTTTGTATGATGATGGCAGCCAATACACGGTTAAAGACAATGAAAAAGTGTACGTTAGTCATTATTCTAAGCTTTATTACACAAAAGCCTACAGCCGAGGCGATATTCTTTTTCATTTAACGCTGCCGAATACAAAGAAAGATCATGTGCATGTTGAGACAGGCGGCGTTGGCGTTATAGGCAGCGCACAGTGGTGTGAAAGCTATATTCCCTGGTCGGAAGGATTGACGTTTAATATGGTTACATGGCAAAGGCAGTGCGATATTAACAATGACGGCGCTTACGACATGTGCGATTACTACGAGCCAACTGGTATTTTGTCATTTGAAGAAATTGAATGGCAGGATCGGTGTAATGATGGAAAGGTTTATAGCGGTGACTGAACAAAGGCTTGAAAGAATAGAAGACAAGCTAGATAAGCTGTCAGATACAGTGGCTAATTTTGCTCGGATTGAAGAAAGGTTGTTATCTATATTTAAGCGACTTGAACGGCATGAAAAACAAATTGATGGTCATACAGAAGATATTAAAGGTCTGACTAATAACGTACTAACCAACTCAAACTCTTTGCGATTTGGCGAAAGGATGTTTTGGATTTCAATAACAACCGCCGCTTCACTCATTGTTTACCTAACGAGGTAATGTATGTTGCAAGCATTGATAGGCCCAGTTGCTGGCTTAGCTAAAACATGGCTAGGCAATAAGCAACAACAGTCTCAAGCTAAGCATGAGGCTAAGATGCAGGTTATACAAAATGGCGCAGATTGGGAAAGCAAAATGGCTGACGCGTCTGCGTCTAGCTGGAAAGATGAGTTTTGGACAATTGTTCTCGCAGTGCCATTATTTGCTCTTGGTTGGAGCATCATTGCTGACGACCCTTTTATTGTTGATAGGGTTCATGACAGTTTTTCTGCTTTGGATACTCTTCCAGATTGGTATCAGTATCTATTGTTTCTTGCAGTATCTGCGTCATTTGGAATACGTGGTGCTGACAAGCTCATGAAACTAAAGGCTGGTAAGTAGTCATGGGGTTGTTTGATGGCGGAAACAGCTCAGAAGAGGCAATAAAAGAACTTGAAGATGATCTGCATTACAAACGAGCAGCTGACAAAATGCTTCGCGATCTTATTGATCTTGGCGTTGCTCCAGGTTTTGCAACTTTTAACACTCAAGGCTTAAGCAGAATACAGCTAATTGAGCGTTATGCAGCAATACTAAAGCTTCATGAAGCAGAGCAAAATGACAAGGATGCAGAACAAGATCAAAAAGATTCTGATGTAGATGACGATACTACTGACGACGATTCGGCAGAGCAGCTAGAAAAAGATCAAGCCGAAACAGAAAAAGACAAAGATTCTGAAATAGATAAAGATGCGGAGATAGCTACAAAGGATACAGAACAACAAGAAAAAGATTTTGCTGAAGACGAAAAAGATAAAGACGCGGAGCTTGAGGCTAAAGATACAGAATCAGAAAAAGACAAAGACGCAGAAGAGCAAGAAAAAGATTCTGAGCAAAAAGTTAAGGACAGTAATGCTGAGCAAGAAGCAAAAGATGCTGAGCAATCTAGCAAAGAAATTGAAAATGCTGCAAAGGATAATGCGGAGCAAGATCAAAAGGATGAGGCTGAGCAAACTGCTAAGGATGAGGCTGAGCAGAATCAAAAAGACCAGGCTGAACAACAGCAAAAAGATGAGGCTGAGCGAACAAACAAAGAAGCCGAAAATGCAGACAAAGATGCGGCTGAGCAGGAAAAAAAAGATGCGGCTGAAAAAACTGATAAGGACGCAGAACAAGCAGATAAGGATGCCCAGGAGCAGGCTGACAAAGATGCGGCTGAGCAGTTAGAAAAAGATCAAGCAGAGCAACAAGAAAAAGATGACGCTGAGCAACAGCAAAAAGATGATGCCGAACAGGTAGAAAAAGACGAGGCTGAACAGGCCGACAAAGATCAAGCTGAACAATCCGAAAAAGATGCTGCTGAAAAGTCTGACAAGGATGCTGAGCAGGCTGACAAAGATACTGAGCAATCGAACAAAGATGCCGCAGAAGAAAAACAAAAAGATGCAGAAGATGCCGAAAAAGACAAGGATGCTGAAACTGAAACAAAGGACGCAGAAGAAGATCAAAAGGATGCAGAGCAACAATTAAAAGACGAACAGGCTGAGCAGCAAGCAAAGGACTCTGCTGAGCAAAAAGACAAAGATGCAGAGCAAGCCGCAAAGGATGCGGATTCTGAACAACAAAGCAAAGATCAAGCTGAGCAAGACCAAAAGGACGCGGAGCAAGAAAGCAAGGATTCTGAGCAGGCGGATAAGGACGCTCAGTCAGAAAAGAAAGAAAAAGATGCTGAGCAAGGCGAAAAAGACAGCAAGGAAACTCAAGCAGAGCAACAAGAAAAGGATGCTGAGCAGGCGGATAAAGATCAGGCCGAAACAGACGAAAAAGACTCAGAGCAAAAACGCAAAGACGATGATGCTGAGCAGCAAGAAAAGGATGCGGCAACAGAGCAAGAAGAAAAAGATGCCGAGTCGGCAGAAAAAGATGCAGAAAACGAAGAGAAAAATAACGAAAGCGCCGAGAAAGACAAGGACGCTCAAGAAGAAACAGAAAAAGACAAGGATGCTGATGAGTCTGCTGAAAAAGATAAAGACGCTGAGGCAGATAAAGATGCACAGGCCGAGCAAGATCAAAAGGATCAGGTAGAGCAGCAAGAAAAAGATTCAGAACAAAGCGGAAAAGATGCTGAGTCGGCAGAAAAAGAAGGGGAGCAAACCGAAAAAGATAATGCTGAGAAACAACAAAAAGATACTGATGCAGAAGATGCACAAAAAGAAGGCGATGAACAAGCAGAAAAAGACAAAGATGACGATGCAGCTGAGCAGCTAGAAAAAGATACAGCAGAAAATGTTGCAAATAATGCAGGCATTGATAAAGACGCAGAAGACACCGCCTTTGCAGACACTACTAAGGATGGAGAAACAGAAGACGTAGATCCTGATACAAAAGATGGTGATGATGGTGACGGTGATGACGACGGTGATGGCGAATCAGAGGACGTAGATCCTGACACAAAAGACGGGGAGTCTGAAGATGAAGATATTGCCGATAAAGACTCTGAGGGGTTTTTCCAAGACATCATTGATATTATTTTTGATAACAAAGATGGCGGGCAAGACGGCGAAACCCAAGAAGAAAGAGAAAATAATCCAGTTAAAGACGGAGAAAGCCAAGAAGAAAGAGAAAACAATCCGACCAAGGATGGAGAGACTGGTGCTGATGTTATTGATGGAAAAGATGGAGAGCAAGAAACAGATAGCCCAGAAGTAAAAGATGGCGAAACTGAAGACACTGATCCTAATAATAAAGATGGTGAAACAGAGGCTGAAATATTAAACAATCCCGTTAAGGATGCCGAAACCTATCAAGATTTAATTGGAAATAAAGATCCTGGCGAAACCCAAGATCCAGCAACAAAAGACGGAGAAGGTGACGAAGATCTTAATGAAGACAAGGATGGCGAGACTCAAGAAGAAGCTGCCGCTAATCCTATAAAAGACGCTGAAACTGTTTACGAAATAATTAATGGGAAGGACGCTGAAACAGAGGCAAAAGAAAAAGAGCCAGAGTTAGGCGCTGGAGATGACAAGGAAGGCGGGGAGGATGCAAACGAAGAAATAGCAACAAAAGATCCAGAGCCTGCACTTGATGTTATTGGGACAAAAGATCCTGAAAATGCAGATAAAGATCCTGGAGGGGAAGATGCTTTAATGGAGGCATTTGGCTTTGGCGACAAGGATGATGGGGGAGGATCTTCTGGCGGGTTATCTTCTGTACCAAAAGCCACTAACTTTGATTATCGATTAAATTTTCAAGTTCCAGAAATGCAAGATCTTAATGTGTTTAATGAAGATTACGTTGCTAAGCTGGAAAACATGAGTTCAGGAGAGATTCTTGACGACGTTATTAAGCGAAATTCTGGCGGAATGTTTACATGACATATTTAAATTTAGTTAACAATGTATTAAGACGGCTGCGCGAAGATACAGTTCCAACTGTTACAAACGATACTTACAGCACGATGGTGGGTGATTTTGTAAATGATGCAAAAGAAATTGTTGAATCGGCATGGGATTGGTCTGCGCTAAGAACTACGTCAGGCTCGCCATTAACAATTACAACGTCATCTGGGGACTTTACTTATTCGTTAACAGGGAGCGGTGACAAAGGAAAAGTGTTAAATATAATCAACGACACCTCTAATTTAAGAATGGAATATCAAACCCAGAACTGGTTTGATGATAAGTTTTTAGTCCAAACCCCAGCGTCAGGCGCGCCCGAGTACTACACATACAACGGGGTTGATGCAAATGGTGACACGCAAATTGATATTTACCCCAAGCCAGATGGCGTGTACTCCTTAAAGTCTAGAATTGTTATACGCAAAACCGCATTGAGCGGCGATGATGACACGCTTGCGGTTCCTAGCCAGCCTGTCATTCATTTGGCGGTTGCTTTGTTAGCTAGAGAGCGGGGTGAAACTGGAGGAACATCAACAGCAGAATACTTTTCTATTGCAGATAAATACTTGTCTGATGCTATTGCGCTAGATGCACAAAAACACCCTGAAGAAACAATCTTTTATACACCATAGGATTAGTCATGGCCCAGCCATTACAAAGCATTGACTTAATTGCCCCAGGCTTTAAGGGAGTTAATACAGAAGACTCCCCATTAGCACAGGATCCGTCATTTGCAGATGTTGCAGACAATGCTGTAATTGACAAGCGCGGGCGTATTGCAGCGCGAAAAGGCATAGACGTTATTGCAACAAACAAAACAGAGTTGGGATCTGATTACATACACAAGATCCATCATTTTTATGATGAGTCTGGCAATGAG